GTTCCCGATGTCATGCCACAGCGTGCTACCCAGTTTCTTGGTGTCGGTCCACGCTTTCTTCCAGTGCCCCTGGATTAGGTCCAGGACGATCCGGAACTCGCCAGACATCCAGTCGAGACCGAATTTCAGAGCGCCCTTGATATACGCCCAGGTCGCCTGGAACGAAATTTTCATGCCATCCCAGATGTGGTGCCAGATCACGTCGAAACCGCTGGACCGCAGATAGCCCTTGACCTTGCCGATAAACTTCTCAATGTTGGAGGCCACTCTGGTGAGCCACGCAATGGCAAGCAGAGCGCCCTCGGCGATCTTGAACAGGAAGGTGATAAAATCCGCGAACGACTTCGGGTTCTTCGCGACCGCCTTGGCGACGGCGGTGATTCCGGTCGCGAGAGCACCGATCGCCGGGCCGATTGCCGGGCTGAGGGCCTTCAGCATCATGCCGAACGCCTTAGCAATGGCGATAATGGCATGCTGGACCGCTGGCTGGGCGAATGCCTTCGCCAGTGCGGTCCCAAAGGTCTTCAGCGGCCCGGCCATATCTTTCATGGCGGTCTTAAAGACTGGCGTCAGCACCCGCATCGTATGACCGAAGGCCTTCAGAATGGCGTCAAGAGCTGGGGCCAGCGGGCGCCCGATTTCCTTCATGCTTCTGTTGACGGTCGCGGTCAGATCCTTGAACTGCTCCTTGACCACCCTGAGCTTGGACGCGCCAGTGATGCCGAACCGGAGTAGTTCAGCACCAAGGCCGCCCACGAGCCCGGTCCCAACAGCCTGCCCAGCGAACGGCAGCGCGGCGGTGCCAAGGCCGACCGCCCCGGCAGCAGAGTAAGGATTGCTGAAGATGGCGGCCAGGCCCGTGGCGCCCGCCTGCCCAGCTGGCCCCGCCGCGCCAGCCGCACCAGCACCGGCCGCAGCTCCTGCACCGCCAAGACCCGGGATCAGGCCCTTCAGCATGCCACCCAGGCCACCCCAGGTGGAGGTGCGCGTGAAAAAGCCGACCCGCTTGTTCTGCGCATTGACCCGCCCGACCGCAGCATCGATGGCGGCCATGTCGGCCAGCGCCTTGGCGACGCCCTCCATGTCGATCCTCGGCCGGGCGATCAGCTTGTTCAGCCGCTCCATCCGCAGGCTGATCAGGCCGGTCTGGCGAGTGAACTCGCTGGTGTCCATCCGCACTTTGGCGCCGGACAGGTCGGCGACCTTGCGCTTGACCTCTTCGACCCGTTTGATCAGCAGGTCGGCCTGGGCGCGGCCGTAGTCGGTGGACAGCTGGATGTTGCCGCCGGCGTTCCTGGCGGCGTCGCGGACCTCCTTCAGCCGGGCGCGCAGGGCATCCAGGGCGGGAGCGGAGGAGTCTCGCGCGCCGACGACAATCTCGACGTCATTGCCCGGCATCGGGCTCGCCCTCCTCTCGCTTGCCGAGGGCCTCGATCTTCAGCAGCCGCAGCAGGCTAGCGTCCTCGTCCGCCAGCGCCGAGGGCAGGCAGTGAAACCGCTCGCAGAGGCCCAGCACCGTCTCGGCGTGCGCTAGCTCGCGGGGCTTGGTGACAATGGATCCATCCGGAGCGATGCCTCCAGGGCAGCTAGCCCAGAGGATGAGGTCTCGCTCAAAGGGCTATCGCCGCCCTTGCTGTTGCTGCCGCCGGTACCGGCGACCGCCTCCATCCAAGTGACAACCAGGTCCAGGATGAACGGGAACTCCTGGGTGGTCACGCCGTCGAAGGTCGCCGGGACCGGCTCGCCGTCCTCGGTTTCGAGGTTCCAGCGCACCAGGCAGGAGGCAAACGTCTCGAACATGTCCCGGGTCTCATCGGTGCCCTCGGTGAGCGTGCCCTGGGCGTCGGTGGTGACCGCCGAGGCGCTGCGCCCGATGTCCAGCATCTTCGCCACCGTCAGGCCCTTCAGCGACACCTCCAGGCCGTGGTACTCGTGGTCCTCGGCCCAGGTCAGGGTGTAGGTCTTCGGCTTCTTGCGGTAACCAGCCACGGGTCAGCTCCAGGTGGGCACGGCGCCGTTCGCGAGCTGGCCGGGCGCGCTGGTGGTCAGCTCGCCGGTCGCCGCGCGAGTGACCTGGTAGTCGGTGAAGATCACCGCGCCGTTGCCCGCCCCGGTGGCGCCCATGTTCAGGTTCTTGCCATTGGTGGTCAGCAGCACGGCGCGGTTCACCGATGTGGATGCCACTGTGGAAAAGATCAGGTGCGCCCCAGCCGGGTTGAAGACGCCGTTGACGGTGACCGAGTAGTCGGCCAGCACCAGCAGCCGCTCGTTGGCCGCCTTGTCCAGGCCGGTGACGTCCTGCACCGCACGGGGCGTGCTGATCTGGATGTCGGTGCAGTCATTGCGAATGTCGGTGGCCGCATTGCTGGCGTCCCCGACAGAGAACGTGGTCCAGGAAAGGCCCGTGCTCTTTGCCAATGGAATCAGCCCCTTTCAATGGCTGTGTTGAGCCGGTCGAGGTGCTCGGCAAAGTCCTCAACCCAGAATTGCGCCCGGGTGTGCTCGCGGACCGGGCCGGTGATGCCGCGCCAGTCGCCAGGACGCACCAGGAAGCGTTCGGCGCCCTCCTGGGGCATCCGGTGCTGGCCGAAGCAGCGCTGCCCGGCGGCGAAGGTGAACTCGGTCAGCCCGGCCTCGTTGCGGGCCTCGGTGAAGCCCCGTCCGGCCCCGGTGCGGATGTAGTGCGCCTGGGCTTGGCCGAGGTCGGTTCGCTCGTCCACGACCGTTCTCCAGCCGTGCAGGTAGGCCTCGCAGGCCGCCTGGGCGCAGCTGACCGGGTACGGCGGGCTGAGCACTTGGTAGGTCTTGTAGGCCTGCACCGGCAGCGCGGGCTGGATCCGGAACGGCGTGTGCTCGACGCGCATCAGAAAATAACTCCAGCCACGGGGTTTTTGTTGACCATGACGGCAAATTGAGCATTGCTAAATGTGCCGGTGGTGGCCACGGCCAGGTAGCGGCGCAGCGTCGAGGTGTTGGAGATGGCCACCCGTTGCGCTGCCGGGGCCGCCGTCAGCGCGGTGGTGGTCATTCCGGCCACGGCGGCGAAGGTGCTGTTGTCGGCAGAGTCCCACAGCGCGATCGTCACCGACGTGCCAGTAAAGGCGAACAGGTGCACGTACATCTGCGCGCCGAAGGCCAGCGAGGCGGCCGTATCGACCGAGTTGGCCGCCGATGCCGCCGTAGCCCCGGTGTCAGTGCGCTTGCCCGGGGTCAGCTGCAGGCCCCACTCCAGCCCGAAGCCGTTGGCCTGCAAGCTGACCGCCCCCATCAGCGAGCCATCGGTGGCGCGGGTCCAGTCGTAGTTGAGCTGCTTGGCGTTGATCGAGGCGGCCGGGCTGCCCAGGGCAGTGCCCCGGTAGTAACTGGCCATTGAGTCGGCATAGGGCAGCTGGGACAGCACGGCGTGCTCGCCCGTGGTCCCGGCCGGGCCGGTGTCGAAGAAGACGTTGAAGTCGAGGGCGCCGTCGTTCAGCAGTTCCAGGCGCGCGGTGGCGCTCTGGGTGATGTCGGTGGCGTCCTGCACCGCACCCGGGCAGCTGATCTGGCTGAGGCTGTTGACGTCACCCGAAATGTCCACGCCAGCTATGTAGAAGTTATCGCCCAATCCGCTTACTTTCGCCATTTCAGCCTGCCTGTGCGAACATGTCGTTGACTATTACGGGAAGGGTGATCACCATCACCCGGAACATCTTCTGGCTGATGGTCAGGTAGCCCGCCTGCGCGAACAGCGGATCGCGGTCCATGCCGAGCAGGTCGATCGACCGCACCGTGGCGCCCAGGTCGAAGTCGCCGCTGTAGGCGGCCATCAGGGCAGTGGCCGCCGACATCATGTTCGGGTCGATGTCGTCCTGCGGCTCGGTCAGCATCCCGCCGTAGATGCGCACGTGGAAGGTGACGTTGCCGCTGGTGACGCTCAGCCCGGAGCTGCGCACCGGGCGGATCGACTGGATCCAGACCGCGCAGGACAGGCCGTTTCCCGGCGGGGATTTTGGCTCGTGCTTGTTCACCGTGTCGAACAGGCCGAGGGTCATCGCGTGGCTGGCGATCCGGTCCATCATGTCGCGGATGGCGGCATCGTCGAATGACATCAGCCCACCGTCTTCCGCCACTTTTGGCCGTTCACAATAAGAGTGACGGTGGTGGCACTAACGCCTACCCGGCGAGCGAGCTGGCGGCGGCTCAGGCCTTCCGGGTTAGCCCGGAGCCACGCAACAGCAGATTGCCCTAGCTTGGCGTTCCGACTGTTGCGCATCTGCTGAGATTGAGTCGCCCAGCAGCAGTTGCCCGGCTCATAATCGCCATCATTGTCAATGCGCTCCAGTGAGTAGCACTCCGGT